TCTACCCTTTGACCCTCAATGTATAATTGTAGTTTTTGCATCTATCGTATGTTGTTTATGTAATCATATGCTTCTTCAAAATCAATTGTATATTCTATCAATCTATCATTCACAGAAGTCTTAAATGTCATTGATGATGTTTTAACTTTTACAGGAATAACTTCAGTTGTAGAAGTTCCTTTTTTTAACCTTTCCATCCAAATATATTCTGATAGTAAAAGCTGTTCAAAGTATTCGTTTGCAAACTCAGGATAGTAACCTGAACTTAATTTATGGGATTGTTTAGCCTGTGTATTGAATACCTTATTTGGTGCATTTTCAGTTGAGTAAGTTGCATTATTATTTACCGGATATGTTATCGTATTAGATTTAAAACCTTCATTTGTTCTAGCTAATGATTTAACTTCTTTTAAAAAGAACCAAAGTTCTTGTTGTGCTCCAAATTTATTAATAAATATAATTTTTGTTCCTGTTCCATATTTAGTGCAATCAATTCTTTTTATATTAACAGTAATTCCCTCGACAACTATGCTTGTTTGTGAGTTTGAAAATGTTGTTGCAGTTATAACACCTACATCATCAATAGCAGGTATAGTACCACCTACCCCTGTTGGTGCAAATATTGTAAATGTTTCAGGAATAGTTAAGTTATCCTTTGCTATTAATACAGTTTCATCTATTCTATCACCTATAAAAGATGGATTAACACCTTCTTCAAAAGTTCCGTATGATTCAAAACCTCTATCTGTAAAAGTTGTAGCAGAACCAACTGCTGTAGCAGTTCCATTTAATCCTGCGTGATTTGTTAATGTTGTAACAATGCTTATTTCCTTTGCAATAAAATCAGTCTCATATTGTATTTCTAAATAATCCCTAGCAAGTTCTGATATGTCAAAATTAACTGATGTTGATGGTGCTACATTTTTAATTAATGTATATCTTAAAGTTCCATCAATAGCCACCGTGCAAACCGTTGATAATACTCCGGATGCAGGAATTTCTTTATGCTTAAATTGTGGACTTCTTAATGCTAAATCTGCCATTATATTTTAATTTTTTTGTGCTAATAATATTGATTTTTCAACATCTAATGAAAATGAATTAACCAATTCAACAGGTAACCTTTCTATTGCTGCTTCAAATGGTTTGCTAAAAAACATTGTTGCTTTTATACCTTTATTCTTTATGCTATTTGCTAGAATGTAACCCATTGATTCATATGTTCCAAATCTTCCTTTTTTATCTCTAGGCTGCAGCTTTCTGTATTTTGCCCATTTAGAAAATATCTTTGTCTTATATTCTAAACCTTTTAAATTACTACTTGCTTTGTATGAAAATGGTGAATTTTTATTTTCAATATAATTACTTTTAACACCTTTAACCCCTTGATCTTGAAATGCACCATAATCTTCCATAAAAAAATCAATGATAAAACCATCACCTGATTCTTCTAATTTATAACTCAATGAATTATAAAGTTCTTTTGTGTAGTTACGTTTTCCTTTTGTAAGGTTGCTCCTTGACTGCTGAATAATATAATTACCAAACTTCTTTAATTCTTTATCTACCTCATTAAATTCCATTAGCAAATATAAATGTCATTATAAATCTGTATGTTCATTGTTGCAGTCCATCCTGCTAATTGGTTTTCAAATCTGTCATAAAATGGGTCAAGACTTGGACTACCATCTAATTGATACATATCTGTATGTAGGTTACCCATTCTTAACTTCTGTATCAGCTTATTTAAGACCCCTAGTTGAGTGTTTAAAATATTCTGAACATCATTATTACCTGTAAAAATATCTTCTGTCTCTAGCTTTGATTGATTTACAATATCACAAGCCAATACACTTATATTAAAATCCAATGTCTGCTCGTTTACAACTACGTTATTTACAATGATATGTCCTAATGGAAATATATCCTGCTTATGTAGATTAACATCGCTTACATCTCCTGTGGTGACTGTGTTAATATTTATATCTAATAATAACTGTGATTTAATTGTTTCAGTTAATTGGTAAAAACCCCTTATTCCCTGATTGCTCATTTGAATTTATTTTTAATTTGTTTTGCTTCTAGTTCTGATTTTTCCTTCATAAATTCTAAAGCATATAAACATTTATGTACATTTAATTTAGTGATATCTTCAATTCGTCTAACATCACTTTGAGCGAGTGCAGCGAAGATGCTTTGATACCATCCATACTTTCTTGAAAAATTTGTTGCTCCATCAAGTTGTCCATTTGATTGTCCTCCAAATAATCCATCATAACTTTCGACAAGTCGATTCCTAAATTGTACAAAAAAAAAACTGCACCAAATACTACATCCATTGGAATTTCCTGCAGCAAATCTTTAGATTCAACATCATAATCTTTTATAAGGTATTTATCACCTATCTTTTCTTTGATAGGTCTAAACAATACGTTCATTGCTATTTGCATATTCTGCCAATCACCCATATAAGTATCCAAGTCTACATATTCACCTAAAGAAATTTCGTCAAGGTTAGGAATTAACCCATATTCAATGCCACCTAATTTAAAGGTTCTTATCAGTTTAGGTTTTTCTTCAAACATCTTATTGATAATTTGAACAACCCTGTCAGCATCAGTTAGTTTTAAAAGTCTAACACTTTTGGCATCTAGGTTACAGAAGATCTCTATCATTTTACATTGCAGGAAATATGAATCTTCATTGCTTTCCTGTATTTTTAGAAACTTCTTATATTGCTTCAATGATATTTCTGATAAACTGCTTGGTATTGTTAATTCAAATTTCATAATAGTATAACGTAATTAATTTAGTTTTTTATTTCAATAAAGGTAATAAAAAAAAGGTAGCCATTTCTGACTACCCTTTAAACAATGCTGTGTTCCCCAACTAACAGCATCATATTTTTTTAATACTATAACATACTTGCCTTAAAACAAGTTCCTGAGCAGTAACCTGCATCTGTTTCTAATGGTTCGCCACATTCTGAACATTCATATTCTTTTTGTTCGTGTGGATTTAAATAGTCATCCCAAGCCATATCTTAAATGTTAAAGATTAAACCTATAATAAATCTACCTATAAAATAACTAGGTGCTAATATCAATACTAATGTCTGTAATTTTTTCATCTGTTCTGTTTTAAAATTTATATTAAGATTTCGGTGTAATCAAATTCATTGCTACAGCAAGTTCTAATAATGTTCTTCTTTGAATGCATAAAGGAGCGTGAGTATAAGTATTTTCTAACCCTAATTCTACTAATTCTTTAATCGTTTGTTTGTTTGTGTTCATATTAATCATTTTGTTCTGTTTTTAATTAATGATAAACAAATATATAACTATTTATTTAATAAACAATAAATTTAATAAGTTTTTTTTAATGGAGTGTATATTTTCCAAAATTAGGTTTGCTTAGAACTGAATATGTAGCATATCGTATAGCATCAATTAGGTGGTTATTTTTATCAATTGGTTTATTAATCATCTTACCACTTCTATCTTCCTGCCATTTGTAGTTTCTAAATTCCTGTATTGCATTATGGCTATCCTTTAGAATATGTATTTTAAATCGTTTTAATAGATCTATTCCTGCATTTATACTATCAGCACCTTTTAAACTTGGTCTTACATTCCAACCCATCCTACGCAGTTCTTCAATTAATCTAGGTTCTGCTGAATCAAAGTAAATTGTTTCCCTTTCTATTCCTACATTTTTCCATTTCTTATGGATATCAATGGTGGTCATTTGTGTTTGATATAAATGTTCTTGAATGTACAAATCATATTCTTTTCTGTAAACACCTACCAAAGTTGTAGGGTCATTTGTATATCCTGCATCTGCCCCAAAGCTAATAAATTCTGCATCTTCAGGGATCTTATTTACTTCAACATAATTAAAAATTGTAGACCTACTAACTCCTTTTATACCTAACCCATAGATTTGCCAATACTGTTCATCAGTATGTTTTAGCCTTTCAATTTCTTCTTTAATTGTATCACTAAGGAAACTATTATCCAAATAAGTAGTAATGTTAAAATCGGCATCTTTTCTTGGTATTACCTTGTCATAAATCCAATGGTATTCATCTGAAGGATTAAAGTCAAGAATTATTTTTTCTTCTGTTCTAAATACTAATTGCTGCCAATCTTCATAATCTAACTCATTTGCTTCATTGATAAAAAGCAGGTGTCTTTTTCTACCTCTAACTTTTTGAGGTTGGTCTAATGAGATGAACTCAATTAGGTTTCCATTTAATTTGTATTCGTGATTTGATTTATTATGGTTGTCTTCAAAATAAGACTTGTGTAGTTTTAGTATATCAAAAAAATCCCTCATTACAGAAGCACGAACTGAAGGAAATGTTTTTCTGCAAATGGTAATAGTCTTACCTGTATTCTTTAATGAATAATGGAAGATGATATACAGCAGGATATTGTAAGTCTTCCCTGACCTAGTTCCACCTTGCTCTATTGATATCTTTTTATCTGTTTCTAAGATATGTCTAAAAACAGCATTAGTTTTTATTCTCAATGATTTCTATTTCAAAATGTGTTGGCATTCCATCTGCACCTGTAATTTCTTGTCTTTCAACATAACCCCTTTTCTTACCTTTTGTCTTTAGGTAGAATATTGTAGCTGCTGTTGAATCTGCTGCTATCTGTTTATGTAATTGGCTTTCTGCAAAATCTAAAGCAACGTTTTCTATTTCCTGAACATCCTTTGCAAATACACTATCTTCATTTAGCCATTTATAATATGTGCTTCTAGGTATGTCTGCTTTCTTACAAGCAACAGTAACAACCCCTAGACTTTGTTCTAGTGCTGCTAATAGTGATTCCTTTTTTATATGTCTACTTTCGTTCATTATAGATTTAATTTTATTGTAAACTCATTAGCTTTTCTTTTTACATTTGAAATCATTGATGGATATAATTTTATCAAATCTTTGATTGCTTTCTTTTCCATTTCTATTGTTCTATAGTCTTTACATCCTCCATCTTTTCCCCAATGGTCATTCTCCCAATGCAAATATCTAATTGCTAGAATACCACCTTTATCTTTTATATGTCTTAAGCAAATTTCATAATCTTCTTTAACAGGAAAATTCTCATCAAAGTAATATTCTCCATCATTTATAATCCCCATTAATGAAGCAGTAACGTAGCTTCTTGTTAAAATAGGTTTGTAAGGGTGAGTCCCTCTAGGTGAACTTTCAGTTCTTGTTCCCCAAATTTTATATCCCATTTGTTCACTTAAATCAAAAAACTTTAAAAATTCTTCCATCCAAAAATCTTCATCCCTCACTTCTATTTTTTTTGTATTTCTTTTATCTAAAAAATTATATCCAACATTTTTAGCATCATCATCTAACATCACCACCCATTTTTCATCTGTGTTTTTTAATATCCAATTTCTAGTATTGGTAATGCCCCTTACTTCTTTAGGAATGCAGACTATGTTTTTAACTAATCCCTTATATTGATGATATTCACTATCAGGTATAAAAAAAGTTGCATTAGGCAATATTTTATTTGTTGTCGTAAGTCCTGCTCGTCCTTTACTCGGTACTGCTATCAACATTTTTTAATCTTTTTTTAAATTCATCCCAATATAATACTCGTTCTAAACTAACTGATTCCAAAGGACTACCTTTTTTATATCCACCCCTGCGAACCATTTTAAGTTTTAAAGTTTCCTTTAGTTCTTCCCAATCAACAGAATTAGGTTCTGCCATAATAAGTATATATTCTTTTGGTGGTTCTAATTGAACTGATTGAGGTAATTCAATATCATCATCTTCATCTAAATCATCAATAGCATTATCAATATTTAATTCTAACCCCCAATCTTCTAATAAATCAATATCCCAATCATTTGCTAAAACATCCCAATCCCATTCCCCAAAACCTACATTATCTTTAACAATAAATTCCTGTGCTTGTTTGTCAGTTAAATCTGCTGCCTGTATAATATAGACTTCTTTTAGTCCAAGTTCCTTACAAGCCTTGTAACGCATATTACCACCTAAGATAACATTGTCCTTATTGACTATGATTGGTCTAAGTGATAGCATCTCAGGAAATTCCTTTACACTATTAACAAGTTTCTGAAACTTATGCTTGTTGATTGTCCTAGGATTTGCAGCATTTTCTGTTATTGAAGAAATGCTTACCTTTTCTATTTTAGCTTTAATCATTGTTTATATTTTTTAGCAAGTTACAAAAAAATTATTTTCTGTAAATTCTTGTAATTATTAACTGAAATAATCCAAAGTATAAAACTATATCTTCTTCAAATGTTTCTTCATCTTCAAAAGGGTAATGCCTGATACCAAACAAAACCCCTTTAAAAAACCCTACTTTAATTTCATAACGTAATAATTCCATTGTAAATGTTTCTATTATAACGTAATAAAACCTAAATCTTTTATTCCCAATCTTCAGGAAATAACTTTTTAGCTATTGCCTTACCTACTTTTGCTACAATTACTGCAACCATTATCCAAAAAATCGCTTTTATCATTTTTGTATTTATTTAATTCATTAATATTTCACGCAACTAACCTTAACCATTTTCGTTAGGCACAATTAAAATTATTGCTCAAACTTTTTAATTACTTCAGTTTCTACATTTTTAATTTCAATGTATATTTTATGCCTTACGCTGTATTTATCTTTTGCATTTATTGTTAGCTTACCATCTCCTATTACAATGCTTTCAATGTCTTGTTTATTTATTACCATAATTTTAAAAGTGCCTAACAATGGCTAAAGTTAATAGCCTCATAAGGTCTTATTATAAATTAATGGTCAGTAATTAAGGCTACTAACCTTAGCCTCACTCGTTGTAAAACATTAAAACGATTTCACAACAACATATATAAAAAATTATTTGTTTTTGTAATCTTGTATAGCAAATACTACTTGCCAAAAAATCATTAATCCTATATAAATCCATAATCCTATATCCATAACTTTTCATATATTTTTACGTTGTAAGTAATTAAAGGTTTTTAGCTTTTCTGTATAAATCACTATCACCACCACTACCATCTTCCCACGCTTCTATAAATTCATCTTTAAACTCCTTTAACTCCGTACAACAACGTGTATAATTAATAGCTTGGTTAAGTTCTTTTATTAAAACCTCTGTATTTATTAGTTCTGTAATTGGTTCATTTTCTCTATGTATTATGCTTTGTGGTTGCCCTAATTCACATATTTCAATTATTCTATTTTTCATCTCTATTATCTTTAGTTATTAATTTACACTACTAATCATACACAACAACGTTGTGCATAATACTACTCACCACCCCAATGAGAAGTTTTTATATCACACGCATTTCTTGGTGCATACCCAACCCATTCAGAGCCATCATATACCACAGGGAAATAGACATACTTTTCACCCCAAGAAGTGAAATGCGTTCCCTCGCTACCACCATAGCCATCGTCAAACTCTTTCACAAGCTCTTCATCTGTTAAGGTTGTTTCCATTTTTTTAAAGTCATCGCCTGTTTCCTTAAAAACTTCGATTAACATTTCTTTCCAATTTGCCATAATTCTATTTATTTAAGTTATTATTATTTAATCCCGTACTATGCACAACAATTTGTATACTGCATATTCCATTGCATTCCATACGCTACCATACAAGGGGCGTTGTCGTTAATATTTTGATTATTATGATAGTCAAAGTAGTTTGTCGTTAATTTATACGCACTAAATCATAGCCAAATAAGTTGTATCTACCAATGCATCCCATCCATTGATGTACTTGATTCTATTATCTCACACCTATCTTTATTCTTCCATTCCCAAGACTTTATCCTTAGATTAATCATCTCATACATCTCTTTTCTTTTGTCCTCTGGAATAGTATCTATTAAATCGTGTAACTCATTTCTTTCTCCAAAAGCCTTGTTCTTTTCTATTCTTTCATTTATAATTCTAATTCTCTCAGATTTCTTTGCATCTATAATTTCTCTATGCTTCCGCTTATCATCAAAAAACAAATCATAAACATTCCTAAACTTCACAAAATTATTGTAATAAACATCCGTCTTCTTTAATGCGTGAAATATAGAAGACCTATTCTTAACAATCCCCATATCAGCAAACCATTCGGATATCATCCTATCGTTCATCCCATTTATATCTTTAAATATAACATACAGCAATGCTCTAAAATAAGCCTTCTCTTCGTGTCTAGAAGAATCATTTAAGTCTATGCCTGTAATCTCTACAAACCTATCAGCAAGCTCTTTAGCTGCTTGTTCATTATAACCTTTAGTTTTTATCATTTTTATCTCTGTTTTGTATTTTTTTGTATTCGTTCCATATCTTGCTATAAGCCTCTGTAAGCGACAATATTTCTGGATATGTATGTTTCCTATGCCCTAACTCTATTGATACCCTCCACTCCCCTTTAAATGAATCTACATTCATTGGCTCTGGGTATATCACATAACCTTCTTTAAAGGAATAACTTTGAGCTTCGTTATCTGTATCGTAATACTTAATTAACTTCTTCCTCGCCATAAACTATATCATTAGATTTATTTAAAGCTCTTTGTAAACCATCACATTCCTCAAAAGAATCTTCCTCTTCAGCACTCCTTATCCATAGCTCTATATCTTCCTTAGTATATCCTAAGAATAATAAATCTAATCCAAGCTCGTAAAAGTGGTCTGAAATCTCCTTGTTAAATGGCATACTATAGTTCTCCGTAAAATGTGTATTGCTCTAAATCGTAATCACTCATAATATAATTCTTGTAAGCATCTGTAGCTTCTTGAAGTTTTAACAAACCTTTGTCTATAAATCCTGCTGTAATATTATAAACACCAATATCTAATGTTCTTTTATCTACAACAAGAAATATAAAGTCATCAGCATCAAACAAATCTAAATACAAAGCTGCCTGTAAGTCATAACTATACTTCTTAGCAGAGTACTCAAAGTCATTTATATTAGCAGTAGTCTTTAAATCTATAATAGTTCTACCCTTCTTTGCATCTGCTTTACCTCTAAATGGTAACCCCATAAAGTCTCCTATTGCTGGTATCTCAAACTCACATCCCTGTAATAATTCTGATGCCTCTGTATTAGCCATAACAGCTTTAGCTATCTTCCGTGCCTTGTTAAGTTCTAGGTTAGTGTAAACCAAATCCTTGCCTAACTCTTCGGCTGCTAACTTAAAGTTTTTACTAGCCTTAGTTCCTTCTATAAAAGTAAACTCCTCAAGTCTATGTGGCTCTAACACACATAGGTGAGTAAGCCTACCGTCTCTCAAAGCTTGACTATCTGGAGAACCTTCTGTAAGTGATGCTGAATAGCTCTTAGGTGATTCTATAAGTTTCTTGCAGGCTGAAGATGATAATGCGTGCTTACCTAGATATCCATAGTAAAAACTATCATCATACATCTTAGGTATAATCTCAGAAACATTATGAATGTCTCCGTTAAGTAATTTTATTTGTTTGCTCATAATATTTTATTTACTAATGAGCTGCAATATAGTTCTTTATTTTTAAACCATCAAATAAATAATACCTTTTTAAGTATTAAATGCTTTAAAGAGTTTAATGGAGGAATCCAGCCTTTAGCATTATTATCTCCTCCAAAGCTATTGCCTTTAACTTTTATATCTGCGTTCCTTAAATATTCTAAAAGCTCTAATCTATCAAAAACATAAGCAGTCTCTACATCGTCAAGGCTTTTTAATATGTAGACATAGTATGTTGCTTTTGAAGCAAGTATGCCACTACTCTCCCCCTTCTTTGTATTAAGAAATTCAATATAGATGTTTACAGGTCTATTATATCTGTCAGCATAATAATATCCTTTTGCATCATACTTTACTTCGTAGGTAACCTCTCTACCGTTGTATTTAGCTTTTACATCCCAATCGTAAAACTTTTTATTAGGTGCTTTCTCAATGTCTGTATGTGTTTTAGATATTTCTGACAACCATAAGCTTTCACCTATATTTCCTTTTAAAAAACTCATATTATTTATACGTTGAATATACTGACATTAATGGATTTAATACTTTACTCTTAAATGCACAAGAGGTACATCCTGTTATTCTTATACTAAATATTCTTTGAGCTATAGGCAGAAGTTCTTTCTGAGCATACTTATCGTATATGACCCTATCTTCATTAAAGTACTTAGATAAAGTATTGTATTCATCCTCAGTTAAACATTTAACATCCCTGTACTTAAATGCTTTATTTAAAGCAATCTGTCTCTCATCGCAACCACAATCTTCTCCAGCAATAAATTCTACAACTTTCTTTATGCCTGTAGCTTTAGTTATCTTAGCAACAGTATCTCCTAATCCTTTAGATTTCTTAGAGTTTTCTAACTCAAACTTAGCCTTCCATTCTTTGTAAGCTCTGGTTCTTTTATCTCCCTTAAATTCTTCCATATTATTTTATATTATCATAATCTCCGTTGTAGTAATCTTGCACGTCTTCATCAAACTTATCTTTCAATCTTCTTTTGCAGTTCTTAGAGGTATTGTATAGTGAAGTTAGGCTTATGCCTTTATACCTTTTTCCGTTCTCATCTATAAAGTTGCTTTCTTTTTCTAAGCCTCTAAGTGAGATGTCTGTTTTGTAGTAAATGTCCGTAAACATTATATCGTACCTGTGCCATTGCCTTATCTCTTTGTCAATGTTTTTCATTAACCTATCAAAAGCATAGTTTTCTTCGATGTCAAAAGTATCTATGATTTGATAAGAGTAGACAACCTCGTCGTATTCAACTAGAGGTTGCCTGCCCTTAATCCTCTTAAAATCAATACAAACACTAAACAAAGTACTATAGAAATAACCGAGTCTTATTTCATTATTTTCATTTAAAATCTTACTAACATTCTTTAAAGACTTATGTATCTTTAAGTACGCCTCTTGAACTAAATCTTCAGCAAAAACATTAGAGCCTACAATTTTAAAGGCTAGGCTAATCCATTTTTTGTGATTCTTATAAAGCTCTATTAATAGCTCATCTTTAGACATACATAAAAATAACCAATTATGTACAAATATAAACTAAAAGTTATTAACAATATTAACTTCTATTCTACCATTATTCTTGTCGTAAACAGTAGGTAGTATTGTTTCAGTTAAAACAAAGTCATCGTTGTCATCTTCCCAACAACCGTAGTGTGTTATTGTGTCTAGTAAAAACTTTGAGACAACCGATATCGCATTCATCTTGTCTCTTTTTCTTTTGTCTGGACTAAATATTTGATAGGTTATTTCTACAGGAGTATCTATAACGACTCCTTCTAGCTGCTCTCTCATAACCTCAAAGAACACTTTCTTAGCGTTATTCTTTACAAGAAAATGCAGGTTCATAAACCTATTCATATTAAGCCAGACATTCAAATTCTTCTTTGTCTTCCTTGGTAATTCAACGTATAAAGGAACTATTAGTTTTAGTTGGCTCATAAATTTAGTACGTCTAAATAAGATGTGTTTACTACTTCTGGTAATCCTGCGTCATTAACTTTAAAGCTAAAATCATCAAAAGGAAAGCTACGACTCCTTTTACAACTTACGGTAACCCATCCTTTGTTTTGCGTGTTTTTCTCTAAAGATATCTGACTCTCAGTCTTCTTTTCAAGGAAGCTACCTAAATGACCTGTTGGCTTAGTTGAGCCAAAATTACTATGTATTACCGTTATTATGTGGCAATTAAATTCAGAAGTCCATTTCATAATTCGTTGAACTATCTCAGATGACTCTGTTATATTATTAACGTCAGATACTAAATCAGCAATACCATCTATAACCACTAGTCCAATATTTTTAGACTCTAGCTTATTTTGAAGTATGTATTCTATAAAATCTATTCTTTCTGTATATGACATCTTTCTTAAAGCGTAAGTATGGTAGTCATCATCAATCTCTCCTGCATTCATATCTACAGGTCTTCTAAACACTTTTTGTGCGTGATACCTTCCTTGCTCAGTATCAAAATGTATTACCCTTCTTTTATCTCTATGCCCTTTGATATGTCCACTAAATTTATTACTGCCTTTTAGGTATGTACTTACTAGTAAGCTAACAAAGTAAGTTTTCATACTTTTAGGAGGTGCTTGTATAAAGCTAAAGTTACCATAGGTAGCTAAAGGGATTGTGTAAGTCTTGTTGCCTTTTAATGTGGTTAAGTTAGCTTCTCCACAGGATATAGCTATTGGAGGTTCTTTTATCTCTTCAGATATATCTACATAGGCATCTTCCTCCAGTAGCTCCATAAACATTCTTTGTTCTTCTTTTTCTTCTATACTCATATTGATTTTTTTTGTTTATCTGTTTGATGCATCTAGGCAACTAAAGCAACAGTATCTTTTGCCAAGTTGCACTTCTATGCCACATTCCATACATTCACTACTTTCATCTAAGGACCTGTAGTGCTTATTTAATTCTTCGTCAAATACTTCCATATTTTTAGTTTTATTAATTAAATACCAACATTAAAACGTTGGTCAACAGTCGATAAAACACATTAAAACGTGTTTTTATCTTAGTGTTGTAAACAATTACATACCATTACAGATTATGTGCATTTTTACTGCTTCATTACCATATCCATTAATTGCTAGTTTATTTGCTAGGTTAAATACTTCGGTGTGCAACTGTTCGCTATCGCTTTTACAACAATGCGTATAATTAATAGCTTCATTCAGTACATTTATTAAGTTTGTTTCATAGCTTTCTAAATCTTCCAAAGTTTCTGCTTCTATTCTAAATTTACCATAATCCTTTATTATTTTAGCTAATTTTGTTTCTTCCATTTTTATAAATTTTTAGTTAATCCAACGCTACTAATCATACACAAATAAGTTGTGTCGTAATACAAGTACATACGCACAACAAAGAATATAAATAATAAATAAAACTACTTAGGTAATAGTTTAAATCTTACTGTTACAAATGGTGTCCATTTATATCCTTTTATGTAAATCCTTTGGTAGATTCTCCTTAGTCTACCACCTCTTGCACCATTATTCCAAGTGCCAAAATTTAATGTAATTAGTTTCATATCCGTTTTATTTAAAATTCATATTCTAATTCGTTGTATGCAATTAAAAAAGGGCAGCTTCCCCAAACCACCCTTTCATTAATTATTAGAACGGCAAATCGTTAGATACCGTTGTTGTTTTAGCTGACTTAACTCCACTATCCTTAGTCTGAAAAACAGCCTTAGTACAGTTACCATCAGTCCAGACTACTTGACCATTACCTAAATAGTCTTTAGATTTCTTAGCCTCTCTCTCCTCCTTAGTCTGAGAATCGAACGCTGATACATTCTGTCCATACTGATTGGTTTCGTCATTTACCGATAAGGTAAAGTTGTAAAAGTTACCAGTCTTTCCTTTTACGATTTTTTGTTTAGGCAACTTGTCTAAGTTGATACTAACATTGATTAATGCACTCATATTATAATTGTTTAAATTTGTGCCTAAAAGAATCCGTAGGCACATCGGATATATTACTGTACTAAAGCCTCTGCGACTTTCTTACTTATTTTATACTTAGTTCTAAGAACTTCTATATCCCCACCTTCCTTCAACCACTTTTGTGCTTTAGGAAACTCTGGTGTACCCTCATTCAACCATTTAGTTGGCTCTTCAGTTTTAGCTCCTTTACCGTGCGTATTTGTAGCGTCAGCATCCTTAGTATCATCTATTAAGAATAATCCATTTAAGGCATACTTCCTTGCGTAAGAAGAAGAACTACCAAAGCTTTGAGCAATGTCCATTCCTTTTCTGTTTGGGTCTATACCTGCTTGTGCCTTAACACTAACTTTAGCTTCCATATCTCCCAACGTAACAACTGCCTCTGCAAACAATATACCTCCTAGTTCTTTAATCTCATCAGAGATAGTTAATGCTAATGCGTATTTGCTTAATAGTGGCTTAACAGATTCCAAGATATCTTCACAGCTTCTGTAGTTGTATTTACCAAAATTATTCCTTTGGTTCTTTGGTGCTTTCAGTTCCTTCTGAATAGCAATCAACTTGTCGTTAAAATCTAATTCTTTTTTACTCATCTTTATTATTGTTTAATTTACTAATTTATAATCCTTTTAATATTATTTTCTTATAACCATCTGGTAACTCTTCACTTGAACACAACTCTTTAATAGTGTCTTGTAATTGTTCTTTTTCAATAGATAGCATAGTAACTAAATCCTCTAATGCCTTGACTCTCTGTATTTGATATTCTAATGTATCTTCCATTATAATTGTTTTACGCTGCAATCTACAACATTTATTTTAATCGACCAAATTTATTTTAATACTTCTTCTATTCATATGAAGATAATCTTTTTCTTGCCTTATCTTAAACTCTACAGATACCCTAGTCAAACTACCATCTTCTTTTGCCATATCCCACATCATATCATCTATAGACACCCATCCGACTTTAGGCTCTCTACCTATAGCTGAATCTAATCTTTCAAGCTCTCTGTCTATATCCCTAAGATAATTGCTTACAGACTTGTTATCTGTAAACTCTAGTAGCAGGTCAACGGTTCTGTCTCTTAATGTATTTATTGATTTAGAGTAATTCATTTTATCTTTGTTTTACGCACTCGCCTCTCTTCTCTCCATCCAGTTATAGGATTTACAGAATAATTCCAAAACTCGTAGCTTCCGTGTAAAAAGTGATTTTCACCTTCCCTTAGCTGTTCAAATAACTCTTTAGTTTTTCCCATCTTGTATCTCTATTAATATTAATTTTCTTCTCATTGATTCTGGAATCTTCCTTAAATACCTATATTTATACCAATACTCTGCATCCTCCTTGTTTGTGTAGAAGGAAGAATAATCTTGAAGAATACCGTTATAATCTAAAGTTCTATAAATCCAATTCTTTAATTCTTTAAATCTTTCTATTGATGCCATTTATTTTGTTTTAGCAAATCTACTAAACATAAATTAATCCACCAAAAATTTAAGTATTTATTTTTACCAAATAGCAAAATAAGCAGGCTTTAGACTATCTGTGTCAAAGTACAACACATCATCACTAACAGCTATTCTTTCTATACCACACTCAATAAGTCCTTTAATAATTCTCATTCTCTTCTTTGTAGATAGAACTCTAATCCTTACACCTAATCCAACTCTATGAGCATCTCTTGATGAAAGAAACATATTGTCAGCTACAGGCTTTGAAGTGTATCCTAATATAATGTCTGGCTTTATTCTATACATCTTGCAAACAACATCTAAAATATACACAGGTTCTCTTTCCATAAATAAATATCCAGAACCTTGAGAATCTGGAGAATCAAACATAGACCATCTTAAATGTGTTAAACCTTCTGTATCCTTCTGATTATCCATAAGTTAAGTTTTATTTATATCAAATATAATGTAAATAATTTACTTTATTGTTAATTAGTGTTAACAAATTCACTTGACTTTCTAATTTTTTTAGTATAACTTCGTTTTCATAAAATGAAACATTACACTTTTACGATATCTGTCGTAGCCTCCCAAAAAGGCGGAGACAAAGATATCTTTAGATAAATATTAAAAATATAATTTAGTGGTTATTGTAAATACAGGATAGCTGTGTTCTAAAAAAAAGGAGTTAAATCTATTTCTTTAACCATTTATCGAAAAGTCTTCTAGCGAAACTTCTAAATCCTAATACATCTATTATTATAGCTGATAATACATACTTATACCAAGTAGGTAGTTGGTCTAGGTTTTGATAAGATTCTTTTACATAAATAGATAAAGATGTCCATTCATTATTGTTAAAAGCTATTAAGAAGGGTGTTGCTGTCGCAATAAATACTGGTACTAAAAATATGTATGTTACAATTTCGTCTTTTAAAGTGTACTTTTTATTCTGCGCAGTTATTAAATCAATCTGATTATCACTATCAGTATTAGATAAAATTCTATCTACTTGTGCCTTTGTCTGTGCCTCTATTATAGAGTGTTCTTGTTGTACTTTTAGTTTTTTTAACTCTGCTCTGTTGTTTAAAGCATCTTTTCCTATACCTAAAATGTTTCCTAATATTTGTAGTAGCTTCATATTACTGTATTAATAATATAAAAAGCACAAGGTAAAATGCCATAAACAATATCTAAAATTTCTGGATTTCCTTTACCTAGAAAGTCATCCCATACAATTTCTTTTAATATTGCACCAATGACAACAATAGAAATAGATGCAAGATTATTAAAAAACAATAAAAGCAAAAACAAAGAAATACTACCAGCAAAAAAATGAGCTAATTTATCTTTTTTTATTGTTGAAGAAATGTATAATGCTTTTGTAAATAAATTTAAAATATAGTTTTTCATTTTCTTTCTTTAATATGTCCAAATAATGTTTTGTCGTTTATCAAAATCTAAATCAACGTGTATAAATGTGTCTGCAATACCTATTCTTGTAAATCCTACTCTTATAAGAGCCTCAACAATTTTATACCTTGTTGCATTGTCAGTTGCTTTTATATCTACAGCCAATCCTTTAATATGTGATGAACTAGGGTTTTTTACAGAAAGTGGATGATTTGGACTTCTATACGCTGAATTTATAATAAATGGTATTCCAGCAAATTCTCTCGCTTCATCTAATACAAATA